TCTTAGATGCCTTTTCTAAACCCTTAATTACTTTCTTTACCTTACGAACCATCAGGCTACCTCTTTCCAATTAGGTGTTTGGCTGTCATTAATTTCTGACCAACCTGGCGTTTGGCTGTCATCAATACTTGCCCAATTCGCTGTTTGGCTGTCATCGATAAGCCCCCAAACATTAACGCCACTCGTTGTACAGGCTGCTTCCACGCCTGTTGGGAATACATTCGCATCTCCCTCAAACGTAACCGATCCAATACCTCCGACCATTTCTGACGGAGCTTGGACCTCAATCGTGTTACTTGTGATCGCGGTGACGCTTCCAAGCCCTGTTGTTCCTGCCACGCCTGTGACAGAGACTGTCGCTGTACCCGTGACCGAAACCGATCCCAGTGTTCCTGTGCCTTCCACACCAGTGACCGAAGTGCTTGCGTCAGCCGAGACCGTAACTGAACCAAGAGTACCAGTGCCTGATACCCCAGATACACTAACACTCGCATCAGCGGATACAGAAATCGAGCCAAGAGTCCCTGTCCCTGCAACGCCTGTAACGCTGACGTTCGCATCTGCCGCAACCGAGACCGTGCCAACAGCGCCTGTTGCTCCAGGTACTGCTTCGCCATTACCCCACGTTCCTTCGCCCCATCCATGAGAGGAAGAATTCCATCCATCAAAGGCAACCTTGACATCAGCCACACACTATATCCTATGCAATCCTAATGATCGCGTTACTGGCATCTGCCGCTGGGAACTGAATAGTAAAGTCACCACTTGTAGATGTCTTGTCTGCGCCAAAGTCTAACGCACACACAGCTCTGTTAGCTGTTCCTGCGGTTGTAGAAGAGTTATAAATTAACGCTCCTCTTGCAGTAATCGAACTACTGGAAAATGTTGTATCAGCAAAATCTGTAAGTGCTGTAGTGCCAGAAGTGGTTGGGTCTACATTAGTTAAGGTGTTACCCCCAGAAGTATACCCCGTTCCAGAGACCTCGTTGGTCGTTGAAAAAGCTGTGGTAGAAGCTGACAAAGTTGCGCTGCTGGTAAACAAAGCAATCTTAAATGTATTGCCTGTACCTGTAGTGGTTGTTGTTCCACCACCCGATCCATTGTGAAAGTTATGTATTCCCTGAAGTAACTCAGACTTAAAAGAAGTACACATTGCTGTCGTAATCGCCATTACAGTCTCCTTAATATATCTGCAATGTCTGGGTGACCTTGCTGAATAAATTCATTCATAAGAGTAGTTCTATCACTCTTAATAGCTTGTTTTATGATACCTAAAATTACATGATAAATGCGACTCTTAAAAGCTTCTGCTTGCTGCCTAACAATGGGATCAACAGAATCAGATATACCAACTATTTGTTCTACCGCTCTTTCTGCGAGTTCTTCAGGAGATAGTCCTCGATTATGTGTTGTCTTAACCACAACATCTCCTGCTCTTGATTCAACTGCTATCTCAAACATAATTAATTTTATCTCGCAATGTCATATCTGAATTCATCTCTAGCACCGTAACCTTCTCCAAGTCGTTTTAATGAAGTAATTGCGGCAACAAATCTTTGTTCGTATTGAACAACTTCTTCTGGCACTTTTAAGAAAGTAGCAGCTTCAGCTAAAGTTCCATACAACAACGCATCTGGCGCATTAGTAGATAACCAGGTTGTTCCGCTGTCAGCACCTGCGGTTAGTGATGCAGGTCTGTGTTTGTAATGTAATTCAAAGGTGTAGTTGCTATCTGGGGTTGGGGCTAGGATAAAAGTATTTTCATCAAACACTGCATAGTATTTTGGTAGGCCAGTGGTTGAAGGATTGGTTGTGTAATCTCTAATAAATGAAACGTGCTTAAACAACAGATAATGGTAAACATTACTGGATATCACAGACAGACTGTAAGGAGACAAAAAGTCACTTGGAGCAGATAGATAAGTACTGCTTGCTGTTGAAGTGCCCGTAACATTTTTTCTAAAATCAGGAAGCTCAACATTCTTTAATATGCGTTCTTCTGCTTCCTGTATGAATGTAGTTAGCTGTGTATCAAAAGTGCTTTCTGATGTTTCGCAGTAATCTTTTACAGCCGTTTTTAAAGTAGCTAATGTAAAACTCATGTTATTACCACCGTTACTGTGCCTATTTCTCCTGTAGATGCATCCATGCTAAATGCAAAACCAATACTGTCGCCAGTTGTGGTCATCATTGAATTTGCATCTATCGTTCTAACAACGCCTTCTCCAGCCACAAGAGATGATGAAACTTGAGGTCTTGGATTTCTTATTGCTTCTGGATCAGCAACATGAGGAACTGGATCAAGTTGAGGTTCTTTAGGTTCATAACATTCAGAGCAAACAAAGAATCCAGTCCATTCTTTTTTTAACTGAGTGTATTTATATCTGAACCCACATCTGTCGCATATGGCAAGTGAGTGTTTGCCTGATGCGTAAGTCATTAGGCTTGCCTATCAAATCGCAAGCTTGGTGCTATTCTTAAAGAAGCTCTGCTACTGTCTTGATCTGCCGCTCTAGCAAACTCTTCTTCATAAAATCCTTTAAGCATGTTTACTCGATCAGGCGCTTTCTTTAGTGCTATGTAATAAGACAACCCAGCAGCTAAACAGGGATAAAACCTAAAAGGCATATCCACTGTATTAACACCAGCATCTGCATCTTCAATCCTAACCAATCGGTTTATAATCAATTGATCAGTACTGTTTTCAGAAGCTGGCCATATGTAAAGTCTTGGGGTTATTTGTTTGTCCAAAAACCATTGGTTAGGTCTCGCTTCTGTATCTTTGCTTGGAATGTTCCAATACTCGGATCTACCAACTTGATTCATTTGAATATCAGTTGTTGAGTTGTTTTCAGTTCTACGCAAAACAACATCTAACACATCAATTGTCGTTGATGTTAAATCAATAAATTGATCAGACTTGGATAACGTAGTAGCTGTGTTTGTAATCGTCCACTGATTCAAACCTCTATTGGCCCAGTCAGCAAACAACAGATTCAAAGAACGTCTAGCGGTGATGCCATCGTATCCTGTTCGATACTCAAGACCGCACCGCTCAAACGCTTCTTCTATGTACTCCGCAACGT